TAACTGTGTTTTTTGCTGCGGCTACCATTTTATTCATGATTACGTTGGCTTGGCCTTCGGCTTTGTTGGCTAATTTAACTGCGGCGGCTTGTTGTGGGTTCATGGCTATTCTCCGTTTAGTTGTTCGATTCAACCCGTTGCTGATTCGATGAAAGGAATTTTACACGCAATGGGCGGCTGCGTCAATACCTTTTTGCAAAACATTTAAGATTTTTTTCTAGGATTGTTTGTAGTAAAATTATTTGCCTTTTCTAACAACGGCATACCTAGTTTTTGTCTTATAAATCCACTGACAGAAAGTCCTTCTTTTTTTGCAGATTCGATAAAAAATAACTTTTCTTCGGCGGTCAAAGTAATTTTGGCTTCTATTTGTTTTTTCATTTTTTTACTTTCTAAAGATTAAAATATTCTGATGATTCTTGATGATTTTTTTTGATTTTTGAAACAGGTTGGCGTGATAAGTCTTAGCAAAACAATTTGTTACAAGTATCATCTCGTTGTAAAAATGAAAGCCTGCTTTTTCTGCGATTCTGATTGTGTCTCCCACAAAATCTACCATGTCGCCTCGCCCATCTCTAAAATTCCCAACTGTAAAAACGCAAAATTTATTAAGTTTTAAAGCATCAAAACAGGCTTGCAATATTTTTTCATAGCGCACTAAAAACTCATCATAGCTTTTTAAATTGCTCAAATCGTCGGGCTGGCTGGAATAAATCTCAACGTCAAAATAAGGGGGGCTTGTTTGAATAAAATCGACCGATTCATTGGCGGTGTATTCGCCCATGTTCTCGCTTGAGTCGTGAAAATAAATGGGCTCAAACTTGCCAATTTTAAGCACATGATCAATTGCGCTGTATTGGCTTATGTTTTCTTCGAGCTGCTCTAAACGCACGTCAAAGCCAAAATATTGACGGCCTTTAAGTGCTGCGATTACACCCCTAACGCTGCCGCCTGCGAACGGGTCAAAAACCACGTCACCGCCTTTACTGAAAAGGTTATAAAGGTATTCACATTGGGCGTTGTTGTATTTACTGATGCCTGCATTGATGCCCATATCTTTGCAAAAAGTGATGCCATCAGGCCTGCCTTTTGTGCTGTCTATAAAGCCGTCCCAAAATCGGCCACGCAAGGCGTGTTCTTTTTTGCCTGCAACAAAGACGCTTACTGGTGATCGTTCTTCATCATACGTATAATCAAAGTTCGCCAAAGCCATTATTCAATCCTTTTATTAAGTCTTTCTTTATGTTTAAGTTTTTCATGATGCGGTTATCCATCGACGTTTCGTCAAATGTTAGCACGTCATAAACAACCATTTCTTTTTCTTGTCCAATGCGTTGAATGCGACCAATCATTTGCTCCCTGTTTTTGTAGTTAAAATCGGTGTTAGCAAAAACCAATTGATGGCAGTATTGCAGATTAAAGCCTGTGCTTAAAATCTCGCTACAAATCAAGACATCAAACTGGCCAGCCTCAAAATCGGCGACTGCGGCCAACCTGTCTTTTTGCTTTGTCGCGCCGTTCACCACCCTAAAGCTTTTGTTTAATCCCTCGGCCACAAAGTCGATTGGAGCTAAAAATCGGCTTGCCACAATGACTTGGCCACTAAGCCCATTAACCAGCTCAACAGTGGCTTTGATTCGCGCCACGTCGTTGTTAACCAATTCTTTGTATTGCGCATAAACCGCGTAAAGCTCAAAAGGATTCATGCGATCACTTGCCAAAATGTCGTCTAAAGTAGACTCTATTTTTACCGATTTTTCTCTTACCTGCTGGCTTGGCACGTATCGCTCCTCCTTGAATTGCAAGGCTGGCAAGGCCACCACGTCGGCCAAGTTGCAGCGAAAAACAAAGGGCGAAACAAGCTCGGCGAGGCCTTTTAAATCGCGGTATCCAACCACGCGGTCATCTTTGCCTAAGACTATGTATTTATTGCAAAAATACTCTTGACTGTCGGGTATCGTTTTTTCACCCAAAAACCGCAATTGGTTGTACAAATCAAGGACTGATTTTGAAATAACACTGCCACTGCCGATTATCTTTTTTTCAGCGTACTTTCTAAGCAACATCATATTGTCGGTGATGTTTGTACCCTTGTTTTTGAAATAGTGACATTCGTCAACAATGATGCCAGCCTTGCCTTTGCCCAAAAAATCGACGGCTTCATTTAAATATTTTTCGTTCTTTTGGCTGAATTTCTCACTGTTCACAAAGTTGACCATCAAACCTTCCGAACCATCAAAACTGCTCACCGAATAGCGCCCAAACTCTTTTTTTATCTGGTTCATTAAATCTTTGGGCGCAATGAAAAGCCAGTGGGTGAATCCTTGTTGCTCAAAAAGAGTATTGATCGCATCAATGTAAACGCGCGTCTTGCCTGTGCCAGCGTCCATGTAAAGCACAGTCCCGTTTTGGCCAATGACTTTATTCAACGCTTGGATTTGCGTTGGATAGAGGCCGCCTTTTGTCACGATTTGGGCGTTGGCCGATTCCGTTTGCAAAAATATATTGTCGGCTTTTTGTGGCTCAAACCCAGTTTCTTTTTTTATAATAAAATCATGGATTAAACAGTACTTTTCCCCGTTCTCTCCTTTTTTTCGTACCAATTCGCAGGCGTTTTTAGACACCCAAAAAGGCTGGACGCAACGCCCAACCAATTCATGGCCATCTAAATAAATCAAGTAAGCGGAAAAGGTCTCTTTTTCAATTGATAAATACTTGATTTTTAGCTTCATTTTTTTCTTTCAATTTGTTAAAGCATGAAGTTTAAGCTTGCCAAAGGGTGGCTTTTCACGTTCTTAAGCTCATTTTTAAGCCGTGCAAGCGTCTTTTCATGAGTATGCTGGCATACTTGCTTGTTTTTGATTTCTTTCGGTTTTACTTGTTTTTGTTGAGATTCGAGTAATCGCTCTTGCTCATATCTTTGCAACCGATCAAGCCGCAATTCCTCTTTGTTTTTAGGCCAATCAAAGTCGTTTTTGTGCAAACGTTTCAGTCTTGTGTAATGCGCATAGCTTATGCCAGTTGCCAACATAGCCTCTTTTGCGTTCTTGAATTTTGAGATTTCGGCTGGGTCAAAAACGGTGGGCTGGCCAAGCTTTGCCTTTGGCCAAGGCAGGTCAGGGTTTTCGTTTTTCAAACGGTTATAATATTTTAAAGAGATGCCAGTTGTTTCTACTGCTTCTTTTGCCGTTGCGAATTGCGCTAATTCAATCAAGTTGTATTTGTCTTTTTGGTTTTTGTCTCGATTGATTTTTTTGCGAGGCCAGTCCAAATCTGGGAAGCGTTTTCTGTACTTGTAATATGTATTGAATTTAATCCCCGTTTTTTTCATAGCATCATAAACGTTCGCATAACCAGCCAATTCTGCTGGGTCAAACTTAAACCGCTCCTCCTTTGGCCAAGGCAAGTGTGGGGTTTTCAGCTTGGCTTTAAAGTAAGCGCCTCGTGAGATTCCAAGCCCAAAGCAGGCCTCTTTTGCGTTTGCAAATTGAATCATCTGCTCTGCCGTAAACCTTACTGGCTTCCCTTTTTTAGGCACAGGCCACGGTAAATCTGGTCGCCTTCTTTTGATTTCTAAATAGCTAGATTTTGAGATTCCAGTCGCCGCGTGGGCTTCTTTAAAATTTTTGAATGTTGGCAATAAAACTGGGTCGTATTTTCTAACCATGATTTTTTCCTTTTCTTAAAAAAGCGGTTCTTTATCTTTAAATTTTTCTTCCAATTGCGCCAGTTCGATTAAAAAATCAATGGCTTTGTCGCGATATTCTTTGAGTTCGTCAGCCGTTGGTTCGTACCGTTTAATAAGGATTTCCAACGACTTGATGCGTGGGTCGTAAGCGACAAAGTCACACCATTCTCGCCCAGTTGCCAGCAGTTGCAAAGCCATCTGTGGTTTGTGTTCTGGCGGTATTTCGTCCAACAAAACCCATTTGATAAAGGTTGTAGAATTTGGGCATTTAATCTCAACAAGGCCGTAATCGCCCACAAGGCCGTCAGGACTTGCGCCGCACATCGGCAAGTTTGGCAAGTCAAGAAATCCACATTCAACTACAGATTGTTTTGTTTCCGCTTCGTAAGCCTGCCTCGCGGCGGCTTCTTGTTCAATACCCCACGCCATGGCCTTGTTAACGTAAAAATCTGCTTGCTGGCCAGTCAGACGCTCCGCCAGCAACTCGTACATATAATTGATTGACGCTTGAGTTCTTGCCCCGTTTTTTAAGGTAGAGATTGCGTCGCCAAAACGTGACGCGGTAAGCTTGCCAAGACGCGACAGATGCCATTCGTTAGTTCTTTGTTCCATGCGCCCTCCAGTCTTTAATCTCGCCAATTAAGCTTTTACCGTTAAAAAACAAGTCTACGTTTAAGGTCAGTAGGTCGCAATGGGCAAAGTCCGCATCACTTTTTAGCAGGCACTTAATCACGCGATCATGCCCATTATAATTCGTCAAAAAATTAAACTTAAGCCGTCCGCCGAAAAAGTCAGGTTGGCCGCATATCCGTCCGATAAGCTTCATAAATTCTCCGTTTAGTTAATTAAATCAGTTTGTTATCTATTTCAAAATCGCTTGTTTTAACCCCAACAAATCCGCCAGTTGCGCCTTCTATTTTTTCAAACTCGACAAGACAAAATCCTTTTTTGTCAAGGTCATACATCACCTTGCCGCCACGTGATTTGTCCACGTTTTTGTACTGATAAATCAGGCTATCATCAACCAAAAACCCAGCGTTCATGATGGCATCAAAAAGGCATTTAAAAGAGTTGTCGTTATCGCGTCTGCGCTTGTCTTTGCCAACCAAAACAAGGCTTTTAAGCACACAAGGCGCGTCTATTATTTCAGCCTGCGCATCAACCAGTATCTGCTTCACAATCGCCCTAAATTCAACGCCTGCGGGCTTGATATACCGCCGCCCGTTTCGCATTTGGCCATAGTAGTGGTTGATTGTCGGGGGGTACGGTAGCTTAATCACTCAAACGCCCTTAATTTCAGGCCTCGCGCGACAATCGGGCTGCTGATTGTCAATCCTTTGTATTTATTAAACTTTTTGAGCATATCCAAGCGTTTTTGGCGCAAAGCCGTGTTACAAACAAAGTTATAATTTTTTACGGCGTTTAAAAGGTAGAAAATCGATAAAAGGCAAATTGTTAACAAATTAAAGTAAATTACAATTTGCATAAGTTGTAAATCAGTCATTTGCTTGTCTCCATTTCAGTGCCGTTGTCCCATTGCGATACCGTGCGCAACGTGCCGTTATCGTACCGGTACGTCAATTCGCCTGTTTTTTTGCCATCGCTATAACTGCCTTTGCGGTCAATGTTGCCGTTTTCGTGCCAGAACGTCCATTCGCCTACTTGATTGCCATCGTCGTTATAACTGCCTTTGCGATAGACGTTGCCGTTTTCGTGCCAGAACGTCCATTCGCCTGTTAGCTTGCCATCGCTATAACCGCCTTTGGCTTCGACGTTGCCGTTTTCGTACCATGAGATCCATTCGCCTGTTAGTTTGCCATCGTCGTTATAACTGAATTTGCGATAGACGTTGCCGTTTTCGTACCATGAGATCCATTCGCCCGTTCGATTGCCATTGCTGTCAACGTAGCCGCGGAGCTCGGGTTTAGTACTTTCTTCGTCGTAAAATCTTTCGACAAGCTTGAGCCCCTTTTCTTTTGCTGAAAGTTCATCGACAAGTCGTTGTAACTTCTCAAGTTTAATGGTCTTCTTTGCAAGCTTCTCTTGCAACTGCTTAAGTGTTTTTTCAGTCATTTGATTCTCCATTTGATTTAATTTTGA